AAAAATTCATTTTCTATTACTAAAAAAAATTGTTCTTCTTTTCTTTTCTTTTCTACATCACAACACACCACCACCAATATGAACAAATTTCAGCTTATTAATCACAACTCTTCTCTATTACATCTCTCTTTTGTTGAAGCTCAGCGAGACTTCAAACAAAAAAAACGGCAATTTGACGCATTAAAACGCGATTTGCTATTTGCTAAGCAAGAACTCATCGCATCCACAAAAAAATTACACTCTTCCCAGACATTGTTAAGAAAAACCACTTCTAAAAGAGACGAACTCTTACACAGTAACGAAAAAAATATGCGGGTTCAGCTTTACAAGCAACGTGAAAAGGACAAGAAAAAAGCAGACAAAGCTATCGGAAAGAACCTCAACCTCGCAGCTATTGCACGTCTTCCCGACGACGTAGTTCAGCTTATTTACCAATTTATACCATTCGAGACTCGAATTCAGTACCTAGTCGACACATACAAACCCTTTCACACTCTTAAATGCATTCATCGTTATACTAAAGGGAATTTCTTCGAGGCTGCTACAAACTATGACAGATATTTCTATCATATACCCTTCAATGAAAGACAACCCATAAGGGATGATTTAATGCAGCCGTCTCAAATAGAAATGGACAGATCTATTTACCTTATATTTTATGATCTGAAATTGCTCAACCCACAAGGTGCATATAATTTGATTCAAACTATATGCATCTTATTCAAACCCGACAAAAAATACGACACCAACATTCGTAAATGGCTTACACATCGTCAACAATTACGACTACTCCAAGAGACATTCCAACGCCAATTTGCAGTCTAACTATCCATCTTACGTTGCCTAGTTCCATTCGAAATTTGACTTTTAGGGATCATTGCCGCATCATTAAAACAAGGAGAACTCATAAATAATTCCGAATTAATACCATAATTAACACTTTTTTTAATTTCATTTGTACTATTATTATTTACTGGCGTTATAATATTGTTAGGCGACACCCTTGTATTGTTTGTAATAACAATCCTAGGAGAATAAATATCTAATATTTTTGCTACGACAGGACTTCTCTCAATATCATTAACATCTAATTCAACAATGTGAATATCATCTGTCTTGTTTTTATTGGCCTCAAAACTACTCTCATATTTTTTATATTTTGTGATAAAATCAGACAATCCACTATTCAAACCCTTATCTGATTGTTTTGGATCACCAGTTATAACCATTTTACTCCCTTCACCGATTCGAGTAGTAAGCATTAACATCTGATTCGGAGAACTATTCTGCATCTCATCTGCAATAATAAAGGAGTTTTTAAATGTCCTCCCACGCATATATGCAAGCGGAGATATCTCTATAATATTATTATGTACCATTGAATCAATATCTTTCTGAGAGAAAAACTCCAAAAACACGTCAAATATAGGCCTGGTCCACGGATCCATCTTTTTATTAATATTTCCAGGTAAAAACCCAATATCCTCCTCTACAGGAACCACTGGTCTAGTTAACACAATTTTCCCAATATTGCCATTTTTTAATTCCTTAATAGCGGCATTACACGCCAACATTGTCTTACCGGTACCTGCCGGCCCAACAGCAAAAATTATCTTAACTTCATTGTTATTCAAATACTTGACATATTTCTCTTGGTTCTTCCCTCTAGGTTTATAATATAAAGACAATGATTTGCTATCAGGTAAATCTCTTTTCATATATATCCTATTATTTCCTCCACAATACACTTGCCTTATTAGAGAAAAAGAAGTGTATTTGGGAATACAATTGCTAACCGTAATTAAAAAAAGAGGGACCAACCTGAAAATATTTTTCATTATATAATATCATACAAATTATTTTTAAACCTCATTTTAATATAACTATTTCATTACTATGCGCTTTTAACCCAAAAGGGATAAAATATAAAATTGATTTAAATATATATTTACAATATTATTATCAATAAAATAATGTCTAACTACGTCTGCGGTAAATGTGGCAAAGATTTCAAACAAAAGGGACACTATAATAGGCACATAAATAAGAAAACACCGTGTGTTTCCGACGCCAAAATAAAAGAATATACAGTGGAACAAAAAATCGAAACAATTACGATTAAAGAAATGAGTAATAAAGATATAAGATATATTGATTTATTCTGTGGATTAGGAGCATTTCATACTGCATTTGACATTTTAAATACAAAGGACAAAAAATATACTTGTGTCTTTGCTTGTGATATCGACAAAAATATACGAAAAATATACAACGAGAATTACGGAATTACACCGGAAGGTGATATAAACACAATTAATATTCATTCTATTCCCGATTTCGACATTTTATGTGCAGGATTTCCTTGTACACCATTTTCAATTGCGGGTAAAAAGGAGGGCTTCGACGACAAACTCAAAGGAAACTTATTTCATTCTACTTTGAAAATAATTGATATAAAAGAACCACCAACTGTCATACTTGAAAATGTAAAGAATTTATTGTCTATTAACAACGGCGAAACATTCAATACTATCAAAGAAGAGCTTCAAAAACGGGGATATTTTGTAAGTTTTAAATTATTAGACTCAAAATACTACGGATCCCCTCAATCCAGGCAACGACTCTTTATAGTAGCAAGTAAAATTAAAAAATACACTTTCACACCAAATCCGGTAGCTGAAATAACCCCGGTATCTAGTATCGTCGATAAAAACGAAACAAAATTCCTGAATTATGAAGAAAAATATAATCTTATAAAATGTAATGATAAAATTCCAAAAAACTCCTGCAAAATGCTATATAAGCTTGTTCATAAATTAACAAATAAAGGAGGTAGACAAGGGGAACGTGTTTATTCCATTGATGCTTGCGGACCTACCATTTGTGCGTCCTCTGGAGGACCTGGTGCAAAAACGGGTTTATATTACATAGATGAAAAAATAAGGCGATTAAATGTAATAGAAGGATTGAAAATGTTCGGTTTCAATGACGGATATAAATGGAAAACAATAGTTAAAGATGAAGAAATGCTATTTTACCTAGGAAATTCTATTGTCGTCAATGTTGCAAAATCGATACTATCTGAATTATAGAATCCTTTCACACAAATCCAAAATATCCTGCGTACATTTCAGTTTTGCCTGTATATCATCAGGCTTTGAATCCGTTTTCCCTCCACCCTTTCTCTGCAAAGCAATATTGGGCGATAAATGTAAACACGTGCCATTTGATTTCATCTTTATATCAATATTCAATGTCTTTTCCACAAACCCCATCAATACCTCACTTTTTATCATATACAATTCCATCGATGAAAACGTCTTGTCTGTTTTCATTATGCACCAGTATTCATTTTTTTCACCCTCTTCGCCTATTAGTGTCTTCTCTACATATTGCTTGATATCGTCCAAATTATCATTACATAATTTAACAAACGCTCGCTTCTCATCTTCTGTCATACTCGTTGTCGTCTTTGTTGGACGACTCAGTGTGAGTAATTCAAGATTACTAATTATATCTGGATGATGAAACGTATTCTGAATACAACGCCTGTCAAACGAATCGCCGCGTCCACCCAAATTCTCTATTTTCTTATTCTGAATATTCGAAATGGTTCCATCCTCGAATACAATTCTTGTATCATATTTCTTCCCGTGAACCTTGTCGAGAGACTTGATACCCTTTCCAAAATATTTCTCAAGCCTCAATTTTATATCGCTATCCGTTCTGAAAATTTCTTCTGCCTTGAACCCCGACTTAGCCGTTAAACTGTTTTTACTTGTAGTTTGCATATTCGTATAAGCTGTAAAATGATGCAGATAAAGTATTTAAACTTCAATTTTTATAAAAAAATATAATTAAATCATAAATAAAATACCAACTACACTACATATAAGCGAGGTTTTATTTACCCTTTATTGTATTCTTCGACAACAAAACTATCGAAGTAATCGAGCAAGCAACCACAAATTTTGCAAACAAGTAATTGTACAAAGTTCTCGAGCAATGTAAATTGTCCATATACCCCCAAAAGATGATGCACCCGATCATCGTCCACGAAACCGAGAAAATATTGAACAAGACTTGGCAAATTGTGCAAAACTTCAAAACAATATTTGTGTATTCTTCTGTATATTTCTTTTCGAAATCGTAGACAAAATCTACAAAACTCATTGATTCGGCGTAAACAATGCCAGCCAACCCACTTACGATTAAATAAATAAACATATTCACGTGTATTTTATCAAACGTCTGGTGAATACACGACTCATCCGTAAAAGCAAAATACAAATCAAACCCCACAAATGGGGTGATAAATCCGCATATAAATAAACCAGCACACAATTTTTCACAAATCTGCAAAGGAACACCGCTGCATATATGTTTTTTCCCACTCGACATTAATTTTTCTTCAGAAACCACACACGATTCGATATCAATATCGATAATAAAATCATTATTGGTTGAATTAATTTCAATCATATTTTCAATGTCTTGTGCATTCATTAACAATGCTGTTATTGATTTCAATTTTTTTGGTAAACTTATTTATATACCAAATTCCGGTATGGCAATGTCTTCACCACTTTTAATATATTTCGCAATTATTTTAGGATTTACCTTATTGCTAAGAATATCTTCAGCCTGGTAAACGTTTCCGGTTTTATCGATATAATAAATAATACCTTGTATATCCTGAGCCCAAACCTCTATCTTTTGTGTCTGTTGTTTATTTTCTTCCTGTTCAACAACAATACCGTGAGGAATTCCTTTCATATGCGTTCCACAATAACCACATTCTTCTTTTTTTCTCCTAGTACACTGTTCACCACTTGCCCTTTTTGCACAGCATCGATCGAAGAATGGCACAACGTTTTTTACTCTCTTTCTTTTCATAAAATCATCCTTATCAAACGTCAACCGCTCATACTCATATATATATTGAAGGAGTACGTTCATTTGTTCATTTTTTATACCGAGTCCAGTTGCCTTATCCCGAATATTATCTTTGAACCCAGTAATATATGATTCAACTTTTTTGTTAATACGACGCTCCATCTGTGTTGCTTTATATATGTTTTAATAATATATATTTAATTCAATTTTAATATATATTTTAAAAGGACTTAAAGATAGAAAACAACAATTCTAGTTATTATCATTCTTCTTCTTTCTAGGTTTATACACGCGTTTTTTTTTCTCTTGAACTGGAACAGGTTCTTCTGTCTTTTCAGTACTCACCACTGAAATATTTGATTCATTCATACTTTCCATTGAGACGATTGATATGTCATCATCATTTATAAGAGTGGTTAGTATTTCGGTTGGTTTTAACGACTCTTCTAAATTTTCAACTTCATCTGGTGTAGCAATTATATCTTCCTTTTTATCCTCATCATCGACCCGTAAAACCGAGACATTTTCATTTACAATTTGTTCAACAACATCCGCAACTATATCATTTATTTCTATTTTAACATTATTCAATCCATCATCATCTCGACATTCAATCGCAACAAATGCGTCATCATAACCTTTATCAAGCGATTTTGAAGCGGATGATTGTAGATCACTCTCTGTAATATTATCATTAATACTCTCTTTCAACGCCTTCATAATTCCATTTTCGATTTCATCATCCACCAAACTCTCTAACATATCCTTGTTTTTAGTCTTATTAGACGCTTCGTTATCCTCAAATTTGATATCGTGTGATATCTGGCTATTCATCAATTGTAATTTTGTCGTAAATCTTTTCAAAAATTTTCGATGCAACTTATGAAAGAACTCCATATAAGATATAAAGAGAATAATTTTCTCTCGCATCATTATATTGTTAAAATTCAATGTATTCACAAAATTATCAATATTAAACCCAATGTCATTCTTATTTTGATACAATTTTGTATCGTGCTCCTTATTCATTAAAATATCGTTTAAAGATGTAAGTAATGTTATCAAGGATTCGTGAATATTTTGGATAATTTCGAAATCATAATGTTTAAATGGTTCCAAGTCCTTATAAATAGGAAAGTTATCGTTTGTGCTTATAAAATCAAGTAATTTTTTATCAACCGTAATTTCTCTCACATAGTCTAATACTATTTTGAATAATTTAAAATATTCACAGTACATTCTATTTGTTATCGATAAAAAAAGCCTTTTCATATCATTATATTCAATATCGATTAATTTACTTTGAAATCTAAAAGAATCCAATCCAAATATAAATAATGTATGCTTGTTATTATTTATAAGTTCTGCATAGTTCTCCTTCAATTTGATCATCTTTACCTCTAGTATTGAAAAAATAGTAATATCTTCATTTTTTATATCCGATATTTTTGTAAAACTAGATTTTAATTCATTTAACCTCTTTTCTATATTACTTTCGGCCATAATTTATAATATTAATATACTATATTTTTACAAAATTAAAATTATTGCTTATAATATATGGAAGACGAAAATAAAATAGACGACGAAGAAAATATAATTGATCCTCAACAATTAGTTGACAGTGAATGGTCTGTAGAACACGAAAAGATTCTTATTGAATGGGCAGATAAAGCTATGTGCTATCGATGGTTACATTCAAAATCAAACGCCCTTTATAGCAGTTTAAATGCTTGGTATACTATCCCAGTTATTATTATTTCAACATTAACCGGTACCGCCAATTTTGCACAAACCCGAGTACCGGATGAATACCAAAACTATTACGCAATGGTTGTCGGAGGATTCAATATTTTAGGAGGTATTATATCAACTATCCAACAATTTCTAAAAATAACGCAATTAAACGAGGCACACCGTGTGAGCAGCATTGCCTGGGACAAATTTTACAGAAATATCAAAATCGAATTAGCAAAACACCCTAATGAGAGAATGCATCCATCTCAGATGCTTAAAATGTGCAAAGAAGAATTCGATCGACTAATGGAAACCAGTCCAGTTATACCAGATAAGGTAATCTTAACATTCACAAAAGCATTCAAAGGTTCTGATGAATTCATTAAAATATCCAAACCAGAAATCTGCGACGTATTAATAAGCACCGAAAGTTTTAGAAATCCGTGGTCAAATGATGAAAATATGGATAAAAGAATGCAAGAGTATGTTAAAACTCAAAATTTAAAAGAAATAAATCAAAAAAAAATAATCGAGAACCAAAATAATATGGTTCTAGATTTTAAGAAAATGTTCAACGACTTACATAATCGTCTGCCTCTGGAAACCGAAATAATCGATAATTTAAAAGACAGAATTGAATTGTCTATACTTAAAAATATCATTGAACAACAACGTTATAACCTAATTACAAATAAGGACCCAACTAATAATGTATAAATGTATAAATCATATTTTTGCATAACTCCTAGGTAATATCAAAGAAGTCACTAATAAAAATAAAAAAAACGACAAGTATATACCATAAACATCTTGTCCTATCCCATAAAAATTAAGTATTTTAATTAATATATATAAACAAATTAGCGATAAACCAATAAATGCTACTAATGTACCACTATTCATATATATATTCTTATACTCTTTTTTTAATCAACTTTACTATTGTATTAATAAAAATATAAACTGATAATAAAACCATTGGAACATATTCGATGTTGTACAATCCTGCATCTGGGAAAAAATTAGCTATCGGCGATACATATTGTAAAATATATTCTGGCCAATATGCCATCCCGTCTCCAATTGTCATAAAAAAGGTATAAGATAATAACAATTCATCTGGTAATTTAACGTCAAAAAATATTATACCTATGTAAAGGCATAATGTTGCTAAATTTCTAAACATTTATATATTTGTTCAGAAATTTAATTTAAATGGTATAATATGTTTCATCTCTCGACCATTTCTCTCCAAGAGTCTTTTTGTCAATAATGTGGTTTGATAATACTACTTGTTGTTCGTACTCTTTCACCACCCACATAGGATAATTTGTAAATACGCTTCCATCATCCATTTCTAATCTACCTATATATACGCTATCGTATTGATTTGTCCATAATCCATCTCTATCTGATATCCTAAGTTGCATTCGTATATTTTTATATTCTGAACCGTCGTCTCCCTGAGAAGTAAACAACATATTTTCAGTTATTTTTGACTCATCCGCTACGTCATCGGGACTATTCAATAAAACCTTTGTTTTCCCCAAAAAAACAGCAAAACGAATTAAACCAGAATTATGATTCTCCCCGTTAAACTTTCCAGTCATCTTAATTGCATTCTGGTAATCCGTAAAATAATAATAATTTCCTAATATTGCATTTGTTCCACCTCGAGGTATACCAAAACTTGTAAAAAGATCCAATTTGTTTCTTGCGACACCAGAGTATACTACTGAAGGGGTCTCAAATATTTCACCACTGTTTATATTTGTTATAAACATCAATTCTTCATTCATTTTAAAAAATTCAGTGACACTAGTATCTATAGGAAATTGGCAAACTTTTTTTTGATTAATAATCTCGTCCACTGTTACCATCCATAAATCGTTCATACGGCTCATTTTACAACCATCCATTTTAAAACCACTGCAATCGAAAAATAAATAGACATTATTTTTATCATTTAAATAACCTTTAAAATTAAACTCTGAACATTTACTATAAGTCAATCCCATCATATCAATTACTGTTAAACTCATCGTAATCACATCCATATGATTAGTAAACTCGTATTTGGGGAAATGTAAATTATCCCCTTTTTCCTTATTATTCTTGAACAATAAATATTCTAAAAAGGGATACTTGTGATTTTTATTAATATGGTATCCGCAAATATGAACAGTCACATTTCCATCCTTAGTATCAATATTAGACAAATGCTCGTCTATATCAGTTTTAAGGATTGATAAACCTTCATATTTATAAATCACCTCTTCTTCATTATTGTAAAGAGAAATATGTTCGTCATACATGTCATTTACTTGTCGTCTCAAATAATTATATTCATTTTCGAATGTTTCATCTGAATCATATTCTGAATCGGGATCAGTTTGTTCATTCGTATCTAAAACAGATTCTGTTATACTACTATCATTTAACTCCCATCCCTCACTAACTGAAGTGGATCTGGTTCTTCTGTTCATACTTGTCGGAATCATTATTATTACTTATAGTAATGATTCTTTATTTATTTATTTTACGCTTTATTGTTTCTTTCAATTGCTCCTCCCTATTATCCATTACATATTTTGTTACTTCTTCTGCTTGTAGCGGGTTCTCCGAAAAATAATTCTTTAAAGTACTCATTAGCGTTTTAGCGTTTATAGGTTTTTTAACTTTATTCTTTTTGTAAACCAAACTTCCACCATTAATATCAAAACAATCTATCTCATTCTTTTTCATCACATTTACAAGAGACTCTGTAATTGCCTTTTTCTTATTTCGTCTCTCCTTAATCTCATTTTGAAGTTTCAAAATATCACCATCAATCTTTATCCACTCTTTTATATTATTAACCAATTCTTCCTTTGTCTCCATTTAATAATTAATACAGTTATTTTTATATTTTATTAATAAACAAATTAATTATTAGAAATTGCTTGTTTATTTACTAAATTGTAATGTCTCTTGCATAAATTATCTTGATAAATAGAACAACCACAATTATTACCCTTATTTGCTCCACTTTTCAATATTTGTTGGCAAATAGTTGAGGCAGCGTTTTCTTTTAAAACCACATTATCACCCAATACACTTGTACTTGTCGGGAATTTCGTCTTTTTATTTTGATTCAATTGTTTTTTCATTTTATCCTCCATTTTTTGCTTCACCTTTTCCTCCTTCATTTTCTGTTTCATCAACTCCTTCTCCTCTTTTACTTTCATCCGGTCTTCCAATTGTTTTTGCTTGTATTCCAACTTCTTCTGAATATTAAATTTCTTGATGGCATCATACTTGTGCATATAGCAAAATGTTTTCCCTATTGACTCAACTAATATCACTTGATTCACATTGCACGCTTTAACCGTGTTACTCGATGCATCAATTATGTCAAAACAACACTTACCAATTTCCCATTTAATATTATTTGATGTAAAATTAATCGCATTTTTATGGTCGTAAAAATTAACCCCGTGTACCTTGTCTAGTTCCAAATCTTCATAATATGGTAACACGTTTTTATGTATTGTTCTACAATAAGGACACCTTATCTCGTTACATCGTACTTGCGAACGCTCCATATTATTATATTTCTTCTTGTGATTCAGCACATCATTGTACAAAGGTATATAATTAAAGGCGTGACCGCAATCTAATTTTACAAAATGCTCCGTTAAGTTTTCCCCCGTAATAAGACAAACATCATCTTTATTTAAATCTACCATTATATCCATCGATTTGTATAATTCATCATAAAAATTAATGCCGCCTTCTATTTCATATTTTACCATCAATATATTTTATTTTGCATTATGTCTTTATATTTATTATCTTTAATAGATATAAATGTCGCCAAATCAATGGGGTCCACCAACTTGGCTTTTATTTCACTGTATGGCAGAAAAAATAAATGCTGAAAAATTTAGCGAAATGAAACCACATCTTATATTATTTATAAAAAGAATATGTGCAAATTTACCCTGTCCAGATTGTTCGCTTCACGCAACCGCTTTTATGTCAAAGGTAAATTTTACATATATTAAAACAAAAACCGATTTCATACACTTGATGTATGTGTTTCACAATATTGTAAACAGAAGAAAGAAAAAACCACTATTTAATGTAGGCAATCTATCTATTTACACTACTGTAAATTTAATAGACGCATTTAACGGATTTATATCAGTCTTTCAAACACGCAATAATATGAAATTATTAGCAGACAATTTTCAGAGAAGGATTATTATAAAAGAATTCAAATCTTGGATATTTAACAATTTAAATAATTTTGATAAATAATTTATATTTCTTTTACTTGTTGACCGTGTCGGGAACTTTACATTTAAAAGTTTGCTTAGATGGTTTCATACACATTTCTGTCTTATTTGACGTCTCATTATAAAACAACGCACCTTGTGAATTACTAAAAAGTAATATTAAAATAACAATAATTCCTGTTAATAAACCTAAAATAATGTCTGCAATTGCCAATTGAACATCAATACACTTCATAAAACTACGGTAAACAAGATCAAATATCAAAATAAAAGCATACCAAATTATTATACCTAAATTGTAATCTTTATAAATAAACATTGGACCACACACATAAATCATACTAAATGTAATAAAAAATGTACTAAATGTGTCAATCTTAAATGATGTCATTTTACCTGATCCAAATGGTATTCTTATATCGACTTTACAATTTGGATTATTCATTTCTTTAGTTGGGAACCACCTTATTGTAAAAAATCGTATAACAGATGCCACTAAAGCCCAAAATAAATAAATACCACCCTTAATATTTTGATTGTAAAATGATAATATAAAAACACCAACAAATACGATCACTGGTGAATATATAGAAGTTATATATGCTAGAATATATGGTATACTCTCTAAAAAAGGCATAGAATTATCCATTCCTGCTGCTATTCCACCGTCATCTCCACCTGGTAAAAGGGACCCAGTTTCATTTGTATAGTTATCTTGATCTTCCATTTTTAATATATATTATATTATATATTAAAATATTATTAGCATATAACATTTGTTTCGTTACATATAAAACTAATCCTCAAAAACCAACTCAAAAACCTCATTTATATGAGACACTTTATGAAATAATATACCTTCTATTATTTTACAACCTTCATATTTATCAATGAATTTTTTAAAATCAACTTCATTCTCTTTTGGGAAAATAAATTCTTTGCACCCTGCTTTTATGCCACCTAAAATTTTTAAATCTAGCCCACCTATTTCTGTTATATTCCCATCAAGCGATATTTCACCAGTAATTGCTATGCACGATTTAATTTTTTTATTATTCAACAAGCTATAAATAACCGTTGATATTGCGGTTCCTGCACTTGGACCATCTTTAGGTACTGCACCCTCGGGACAGTGTATATGTATTCCATATTTTGTACCTTCCTTGTTGCATTTATCTTTTATTTTATTTTGTGTATCGATATCAGTTAGAGACCACGCAAGTGTCAATGCAACATTCATACTCTCCTTCATAACATCACCTTGTAAACCAGTCAATTTTAAATCCATAAAACCTTCACTTGGATAAAATTTTGATTGAATTGGAATAACACCTCCTTTACCCATTGAATTTGCCCATAACCCATTTATAATACCTATCAAACTTTCACTATGTATTTTCTTATTTTTAATCTCAATGCGATCTTTTAAATATTTTTTCTTAAGATCTTCCTTTTTAATAATAATAGGTAACTCAATTTCTGTGTTGTCATTTTTCAAAATATCCAAGTTTATTTCACCTATCATTTCAAAAAGTATCTCTCTCAATTTTCGGACACCTGGTTCCGAAGTATATTCATCAATTATGTATTTTAAGACATCTTCTTCTATTTGTATAATTCCTTCCAGACCCATTTTTTTATAAATTTCTGGTAAAATATATTTATTTGATATAACAATTTTATCTTCCAATGTTAAACTCTTAAACTTTATTCGATGTATCCTATCTAATAATATTTTGTCTATAGATTCAACATCATTATAAGATAAAATAAACAACGCCTTTGATAAATCCAAATCTATACCTGAAAAATATTTATCCTGAAAACAATCATTCTGTGTCGAATCTAACAAGTGTGTCAATATTCCAACGATCTCTTTACCGTGTTCACTTTTGCTTATCTTATCCAATTCATCTATGAAAATAATCGGATTCATACATTTCTTATCAATTATTATTTGAACTATGCTACCCCACGTACTACCTACATATGTATAATTGAATCCGTGCAATGTGCTTCCATTTGAATCCCCACCCATTTGTATCATTGAAAACGGTCTACTATTACCATTTTCATCCTTGAGACAATTAGATAATCCACGCTTAGCCAATGACGTTTTACCTACTCCAGGCGGCCCTTCAAAACCAAAACAGTAACCATCTTGCTCACCATTAATCCATTGGCCAATTATCCTTTCTATTTGTTTTTTGGCTTCATCGTGTCCGTGAACGGATTGATCTAGTGTTTCCTTTACATTAATAATATAATCCTTTATTTCGTCAAATTTTTTACCTATATTATTAACACGAATTATGTTTTCATCTTTTACATTTTCTTTTATTTCAAGCAACTCTTCTAATATATTAAAATAGCTATAATTTTCTGAAAAATAATCAATAAATTTGTTTATTTCTTCCTTTAATAATTTCTTATTTTTACCAATATATTTTATTGTTTCTAACTTCTTATCCTTTATTTTTTCTGAAATTATAATATTTATTTTCTCAATATTTTTTATTATAGTATTTTTTTCCCCTTCTAATAAAGTTTTTTTTAACATTTTTACAGAATTAACATTCAAACTCGTTTTTTTAATTTTTCTTATGTAATTGATTATTTCAATACTCGTATATTTATCTTTTATTGGAATATTCAAGTTTGTGTTGTTAAATTTGTTATCGTTTATCAATTCTTTAAAAGATGAACAAATATTATTCATCGTATTTAAAATTGGTTCTTTTATATAGATTGAAAATGGGATTTTTAAAAGTCCATCCAAATATTGCCTCGCCTTTGATCCAGAATCCTCCGATTTATTTTTCAGCTCTTTTAATTTAATCATTGCTTTCTCTTTTACGGCATCATTTGCCTTTATCAAACATATTTGTTGTTCCAAAGGAATTTTATTAATATCAAAGTTTGATAAATCATTTGTATATTGAATCGTTTTTTTCATTGCATCTTTGAAATATTGTTTTATTGGCCACGGAAAACTATCGAACAATATTATCTGATCTTGAGTATCAACATTCCCATTTACATCGTTCGAGAGAAGATCATACAACAAATATGCTGTATATTTATTCTCATAATTATCTGAATTAATCAATAAATTTATTAATATAGTACGCTTCGCGAACAAATCACCCCCAATAAACTCTTTCACCATTACAGCCAATGTTTTTTGTTTAAATAATTTGTATTGACTCAAATATCCAATATATTTATTATATACCGAAGTTTCATTATGAATAAATAAATCCTTCAAAGTCATTGAAGCAACGAATCTTTTAAATATATCACTATTTAACTCTTCATTCTTTGACCTATTTTCATTTATTTTATTTATTTTAAATTTAATAAATTTATCATTCATATATTCAACAACAACGTCATCGACGATTCCATAAATTAACAAGTTTTTTTTGAAGGTATTATTATAAATATACAACTTCATACCATAAACCTTCATATGGAATGATTTGCTTGTTAAGATGGCATCTGTACAATCTAAATTATTGGTCGTGTCATTTGATATCTCATCCGATGTCTCATTCTTTTCCCCCTTTTTGCCGTCTTCTTTGTTATTAATAACCTTATAACCCGTTGGATGAAAATATTTTTTCAACAACTCCATTTTTATTAATTCCTCTTCATTATTAATAATTATATTGTTAGTACCAAAACATATTGATAATAGATCATCTAATGATTCAGTTCCATATGACTTTAATAATGCAGACATCTCATTGTTTATTGTCTGAAGATTATTGATTAATGTATCCGTTGATAAACCCAAGAACGCTTGCTGAATATCCTTCATTTTTTGATTCAAACTACTTATCATATTTATGCACGTATTCACATCATTTATTACTAAAATATCCAACATCTTATTTTTCTGAACATTCAGAATCGTTTTTTGAATAATATTCTGAAAAAAAACGAGCTTTTTTTCTATAAGACTTATCACATCGGTTTTATCGTGTTTTTCACCTTTTACATTTTGTATCACCTTTTTATTCATTACCCTATATATTATCTTTTTATTTTTAAATACAACAAATCTATTAAGGCAATTTTTCATTGTGTCTTCTTTAAGCTATTTATGAAATAAATATATAAATACACATCCTAATTGTATTAAAGACAAAAATTCATTTTGTACATATATGGGCATTCCAAGTTATTTTTCGTACATTGTAAAAAACCACATTGAAATAATAAGAAAATTCATAAAAAACGCCGAAATTATAGATAATCTTTATATGGATTGTAATTCAATTATTTACGATGCAGTTCGCAATATTCAGTTTGATGAAATAACGGAGAGTCAAAGTGTATCTATTATTAAAGCCGTTATTATTAAAATTGAGGAATACATTACTTTAATTTCACCTTCAAAGACGGTATTCATCGCATTTGACGGAGTAGCACCTGCGGCGAAATTAGAGCAACAACGAAATCGTCGATACAAATCTTGGTATCAAAACGAAATCAGAAAGGCTATTTTCGATAAAACAACAGAAGCGGATCCTTGGAATACTACAGCAATTACACCTGGAACTATTTTTATGAAGGATCTCAACGAGGCAGTTCAAACCTATTTTTCAACAAACAGAAAACAGTTGACTGTTATTGTATCGACTAGTGACCAATATGGTGAAGGTGAACATAAAATATTCGATTATATTCGGGTTCATCGTGAAAAACATCTTAACGAATCAACTGTCATTTATGGTTTAGATGCAGACCTAATAATGTTATCGATAAATCATCTTCCAATTTGTCCGCGAATTTTTCTTTTTAGAGAAACACCTGAATTCATCAAATCTATTTCCAGCTCTCTCGAGCCCAATGAAAATTATCTTATGGATATACCCCAACTTGCAAATATCATCACTCTCGATATGAACAATGGTATCGATGTAACCAACGCTTGTGAAGAAGATAAAAAAAATCGAATTTATGATTATATATTTCTCTGTTTCTTTCTAGGAAACGATTTTTTACCGCATTTTCCAGCAGTCAATATTAGAACAGGTGGAGTCGACAAAATGATAAATGCATACAAAGCAACTATTGGTGGCACCAAGGAGAATCTCACCGATGGTAAAACCATCTTCTGGAAAAATGTCCGTAAATTAGTCATTTTTTTGGCAAATAACGAAGAAGAAATGTTGAAAAAGGAATATAAGCTCCGAGACAGGAACGACAAAAAATATTATCCAACTGCAAGTCCGGAAGAAAAGTACAGCAAATTCGAAGCTATTCCAACTTATAATCGAGAGCTCGAAAAGTATATCAACCCCTTTAAGGATTCTTGGCAAAACCGTTATTATAAATCTTTATTTGATACTGATCGCACAGATGAAGAGAGAATAAAACAAATCTCCGTTCAATATTTAGAAGGAGTAGAATGGACAATGAAGTATTATACTAATGGCTGTCCTGATTGGCGATGGCGTTATCAATACAATTATCCACCCCTATTGCAAGATTTAATACAGCATATACCCTATTTTGAAACCGAGTTTGTACCATATAAACCAGATAAACCTGTCACCCAACTTGTACAATTATGCTACGTGTTACCGAGACAAAGTCTTCAATTTCTGCCTCCGAAGCTATACAATAAACTCAAGACTACTCATCCAGAATGGTATCCAACCGACTGCGAATTCGTATGGGCATTTTGCCGCTATTTCTGGGAAGCACATGTCGAACTACCGGAACTTGATATCGATGAATTGGATGAAATCATAAAAACGGTTATTCCTGGGTTTTAAATGCAGGGGGGTCCCTTCATTTTCTCCCCGGCTTATGATTTGCCGATATTAGCATCCCAATCCGGAGGAAAGCATATCCAATCACATTCTCATTTTTCGCATTTCGGTGAAAAGAAAAACAAGCGATGTATGCAATGTAACGCTTTTTGCTGAAAAGTATTTCCCCTTTTCGATTTTGGACATTTTTTTTGTCCATTTTTGAAAACCTAAAATACTTTTGGGTGAAAAGTGATGCAAAACACGCACTCTTACCATAATGCTCTCATTACAAAAATAATAATTCTAGAAATGTTAGCATAAAATTTTCCAACTTTTTATCTATTCGGAAGAAAATAATTTAGGCATTTTTTCGTTAGGAATTATAAGAAAAAATGCCGCAGCAAGAAAAATGCCACAAATTCTTTTGCGAAAATTGTGACTTTGGATGCTCTAAGCAAAGTAATTTCACCGCTCACCTAGCCACTAGAAAACACCTGGTTAGGAAAAATGCCGCCCCTCATGTCAAGGTTTATCAGTGTCAATGCGGCAAAAAATACAAGCATCAACAGACCTTAAACATACACAAAAATAAATGCAAAATTGAAGATTCTACTATAAAAGAAACAGAATTGATCAAGCTATTATTGAAGGAAAACCAGGAGTTCA